TGGTCGTGGTGTTTGACGAGGCCGCGTTCATGACGAGCACCGAAGGCAACTCGTCTTCGCTAGAGCAATGCTACTACGCGGCAGAGCCCGCATTGGCGCAGTTCGGCAAAGACGGAATGATCTTTCTTAACTCTTCGCCATATACAAAAATCGGTTTCTTCTATGATCGTTTTGTTCAAAGCCATGAGGTCGTTAATGACATGGCGAAGTTTCCGACTCTGTTGAGTTTTCAGTTCCCATCTTGGGAGTTCTACAGAGATTACGACAAAGACCCCACTCGGCGTTTCAAAAACGCCATCATGGTGTCACCGGACATCGACCTAGAAAAACTGAGCCCTGATGATAGAGACAAAGCCAGAGAGGCTCAACTTTCTGAAAAGGCTAATCCGGATAAGTTCAAGGTCGAGAGAAGAGGTCAATGGGCTGAGGTTGTTGATTCTTATCTCAACCCAGAGAATGTTGATCGCGCATTTGTTTCTCAGTACAAAGATAGTCCGGTCAAGATGACCACAAGTGGAACATACATGCACAGATATTTTGCGCATTGTGACCCCTCATCCACAACGGCTGGTTTTGGATTTGCCATAGGACACATTGAAGAGATTGAAGACGAAGATGGAATCAAGACGCCTCATGTGTTTTTCGATGTTGTGAAAAGATGGAACCCGAAAGATTTTCCGGGAGAGACCATTCAGTATGAGGTCGTTATCAACGAACTTGTCAAATGGGCGCAAGTGTTTTCTTTCGCGGAAATCAGTTTCGATCAATACTACTCAAACGTATTGATTCAAACCATGCGCAGCAAACTGATTGCTGAAAGAATTAATACTCGTGTAATCGAAAAAACGGCCACTGCATCGGCAAACTTTAATAAGTACGAGGCATTTAAGACAGCAATCAATCTAGATCTTGTCCACATTCCTGTTGACTGTCCAGATTCCGAATACGCAAAACTAGAATTAAAATTCCTACAAATTAGAAACGGAAGAGTTGATAAACAGGATCTGGGTCCTGTTCAGACCAAGGATATTGCCGACTGCATTGCAGAAGTGACTGCCACGCTTTTGGGCGGTAGTTCTGCAGCGGTGGCGGGTCTTAAATCTAATCTAAAGTTCGGATCTCAGGGCGGGTATGGCATCGGTCGCGAAAGAACATTCGATGATTATTATCGCGACAATAAGAGAATGCCCCTAATGTCTTCAAGATCTATGGATTACCGGAAAAGAAAAGGCTAATAAGATACTTATATGCCCTTTGCCCCTGATCTTTAATGTATAGGATTACTTTTTAGTATGCCAAACAAAACTTCTAATTGGACAATTGTTGCTGAAGTCGGCATGGTCGACAACGGGGATCTCAGCGTGGATCAAGAACGCGCTCAATCGCAATATACAGACATGATGTCTGATATTGAGAGTCGCGCTGGAGTTCAGTTGTCCGACAATCAGTTAGTGGATCTATTGACGAAAGTCAATGAAAATATGTCACCACAAGAGGCAACTATTATAGTTCAGCACTATCGCAATGACCCTCGTATGCAACAGCAGGCCGAATCTCAGCGGCTCGAAACCGAAGTGCCCGAAATTCAGAATCCTATTTCTCAGGAAAGTGTTCTTAATATCGATAGCACCGTCGAGGAGGCGGCGAGCCCTCCAAATCCCGGTGCAACTTTCTCTAAATATAAGGGAAAGTATAAAAAAAATAAGTCTAAAAAACATTTAAAAGGTAAAGGACCCAAGGCAGAAAAGGCCAACGAGATTTACCACGCAATAATGCGTGATCGAGATGGAAAGGGCGAGCCAACCAAAGAAGAACAAGCATCTGCAGCCGCTATTGCTTGGTCACAGGCGAAAAAGCATATGAAGAAAAAAGCATATTTCCGTGGCGAAGAAGCAAAAGTTCTTGACTCATATCGTGGCATGTGGGGAGAAGAATTGGTTCGCCTATCGGTTCAAGGACAAACTGTTGACGTTCCGAGAGATTCGGTCGACTTTATAGACACTGAGGTTATTGATCCTGTCGCCCAGTTGAATGAGTTCGTTTCTCACATTCCTACAGAACCGGAGACACGCTCAGAGATTCTTGCCAATATCGCCAATCTAAAGACGGCCAAAGATATTGCATATAAACTCGTTGTGGAGGGCTCCGCAGACATTGGATACGGAGAAGAGGTTCGCCTAGACTCTATTCATGACAGTTGCGTTAAGCGAATTGCAGAACTTGAGCGACGACTTGCCTATGACCGCACGGACGAAGACAATGAATATCTTGAGTCTTTGCCGCAGTATGAAATCGGTCATGAGGTTTTTGCCTCGTCGTTTAGTCGTGAGAATTCCGACTGGATGGACGAAGTGATTGAGAAGATGGCCGCAGAGGCTGAAGAGATTGACCTAGACAAGTTGGCAAACGAAGATCCCCTTGTTCTGGTTGCCGGTCTCACCGATGAGGTTGTTGCGAATGCAACTGCGGTGCGCAATCTTGCTCTTGAGCGCGTTGGTTCTATCGCCGGACCGCTTGATTCAGAGTCCAAAGAGTGGGTTGTCAACACCTATCTTGAAAAGACGGAGAAGGCGAGACGTTCTGCTCTTGCCGCATTAAAACAAGAAATTCACGAAGAGGTGCAGGAGCAGCAAAAGACTGCCAATTCTGTGCCAGACGAGGGGCTTTTCCTATGAGTGATATGTTTGAATACCTAGAGGCGCAGGCCCAAGAAGAGAATCTACCATTTAGAAATGCCGCCGTCGTCGCGATTGATCGCGTCGAAAGGCGCTTCGGTTCCTTCGTTGGCTCGGCGCAGGGCGAAAAAGAATTTAATTCTCGCCTTGAATTGGTTAAGGATCAGATTGAGAAGATCGCCGCTGATGTGTGTGAGGAGTTCGGCTATGACGACCCGGCGCACATTGCAAAACTTGCTCTAGGGCAGATCGAAATGCTTGCCGCTCGTCCCGAACCAGAAGGCCGCGCCGACAACACTCAAAAGTTGAAGTCGCAAAAGCCCGAAGGATATTACACAGAGCCATCTCCCAAGTTGAATCCCGGCTCTGCTGGCGATCACATCAAAAATACAAATCCTCCGATTCCAGAACTAGAGCCGGACGATAAACAGCACCCAACAGATTTTGAATGGCCTTGGAATAGCGATATCCCAATGGAGGGCGACGGCCTTAAGCGCGTAGATGTCACCAAGCAAAAGCGCGAACAGGTTGGCCCCAATACTCAAACATTCCCAGACAAAAATCAGGCAAATCCTGTTACTTCTGCAAACAGAGAAGACATGGTGGGTTACGATTCGGTCGGTTCTCCAGTATACAGAGAAGAAGATGCTGTTTACGACATAAATTCGGACATGGATGAACCAGGGGTTTGGCAGTTAGAACTAGAACGAAAGGGTCTCATTAGCCCAGAGGAAGCAGCGGATAATAGAAGAAGAGAAGAAGCCCTAAATGCCGAATATGAAAAACGCATGAGAGGGGATTACGATCCTAACACAGATCCAGAAATGCTGGCTCTTGAGGAGCAGTATCCTATAATCGGATACAACATCGACAGTACGGATCCTAGCGAAGACGAATTAGAATATATGCAAGAGGATATGGCATCTGGGGATGACATTAATCGCGGCGAAACGCGCGATCAAATGGATGCAGTTAGAAATCGTAGACGCAATCATGATAGCGACAAGTCTTGGAAAAACTATCGGCCTGATCAATATAAGTCGATGGCGAAAGCAGCAGCCGAACGTATGGACTTCAATGCCCTATCTGAGATCATGACTCCATCAGACGCTATCGGCAAACTCGTTGAGGCTGGTATGCCAGAGCATGAGGCAAAGGATCGCATTGACTTCTATGTCAATCATGTTGATCCGGGCTGGGCTCATAAGTCTTGGACTTCTGCGAACAAAGAGTCTATGTGGGATCAAACCAATCCCGATTTCATGAACATGTCATATGATGTTGACTCTCCTACGGTGGAAAGCATTCGTCAGGTGTATCAACAACACAGCAATTCGGAGTCGTTTAAAGAAAATCCACAACTTGCAGCAGACACCCTGTTCAAAATGTATGGAGAAAGAGTAAATACTCCTGAGCAGGTTGAAACAATCGCTAATATGATGAAAGAGGCCGTTGGCATAATGCCTTCTAATGTCGAAGAGGTTGTCTCTGATGTAATGAGATTTGCCTCGACAAAGACAGCGGATCATCCCGGCGTATATAATGATCAAATCAAGATGATTGAAGGTGTGCTTGAGAGAGGAATGGGTAGAGGCGGTCGCCCTCTCAATGCAAGAGATAGAAAACAACTGCAACAGCAGTTAAAAGACTTAAAAGCACAAGAGTCGGAAGCCGCAGCAGAATACCACACTCCCGGTATGAATATTGACCCGGCTGAAGAACGAAGAATCAAAAAAGAAATGCCTGAAAGAATTGACAACCCAATGGATGATTACGAGTCTCCCTCGTCACCAACAAAAAACACGCCTGTCAATTACACGATGACATCTTCGTACTATCAAACATTCTTAAAGAAGCAGACAGAGAAATAAAACAAGTTGTCTCGTAGAGGCACATCTAGAAACAAAAAGAAACAATTATCACCAAGATATTGTGAAATATGCGGATACACACATGTAGTCCAGCAGCACAGAATAAAGCCCGGTCGGGACGGAGGGGAATACGTTCTCGGAAACGTCATTTCTCTCTGTCCCAACCACCATTTAGAGGCAGATAATGGTATAATCAAACCAAGCCTTTTAGTTTGGATTGTGAGCCAAAGAATTAATGGAAAAGAAAATCCGTACATCGAATCTGGACAAAGAACTAGACCGCCTCAGGAACCAGAATCTGGTCCTCCCGAGAAATTCCATGCGGGCGGCGCAAACGGTTCAAGACATGTATGGGATGGCCTCCTCTCAATCCCTGCAGCAGGATTTAACCCGTATAAGCAGTGGGGACAATGAGGCACAACTAAAGCAGATGCGCGAGAACTCGCGCTTGGCTCGTGCTGTTCGATCTTCTCGTATACGCAAAACAGGATCAGGTGGCGACTCTTTTGCCGCCATCCCTCGCTTTTATGACCCCATGGAATACTGGGATCTATCGGGTCTCCCATGGAATATGGCCGATGAGGGGCATCGGCATAAGTTGCACAAGTGGATGCGCCTTTACTACATGACGCACTACCTTGTGCCGATTCTTGTTGACATCTTTACGCGCTTCCCACTTGCAGGCATGTACCTCAACTGCAAAGACGACCAACTCACGGCGTTCTACGAAGAGGTTTTCCTCGACCAGTTGAACTACCCCGAATTCCTTGTGTCTCTTGGTCGCGAATACTGGACGATTGGCGAGGCTTTCCCACTAGCGTCTTTTAATGAGCATCTTGGCACATGGGAGCGCGAGGAACTCATCAATCCAGAAGACGTAATTATTGAAAATTACCCTCTGCTTGGTTCGAAGCAGATGAAGATTGTTCCGCCAGAATATCTAAAGCGGCTAGCACGCACCAAGCAGCCCAATGATGAATACAAAATGCTCGTTCAGCATTATGGTGACCTCATTCCGTTCCTTGAGCGAAGCGAGGCTTTCCCTGTCTCTGATGTTCTCATGAAGCAAATTGCATTCCGCGCAAATCCTTGGGACGACCATGGAACGCCGATCCTGCTTCGCGGCTTGCGTACGCTCATTCATGAAGAAAAGTTGCTCGCTTCGCAAGATGCAATTGCAGAGCGCCTCTATTCGCCGTTGATCCTTGCCAAACTGGGAGCGACTGATCTAGGTGATGGCCAAGGCCCATGGATTCCCGGACCGGACGATCTCGAACAGTTCCGTGATGACATGGATATTGCGCTTTCGTCTGATTTCCGTCTTCTTGTCCATCACTTTGGTCTTGAGGTTGAGAATGTTTTCGGCAGAGAGCAAATGCCGAATCTTTGGGATGATTTTGATCGCATCGAGCGGCGTCTCATGCAGGTCTTCGGTATCAATCCCTCGCTCCTCGGGGGCGGCGCAAACTCACAGCCCTACGCCTCGTCTGCTCTTCAGGCCGAATTCATGAATCAAATGTTGCGTACCTATCAGGATTATCTGAAGCAGCATTATCGCGAAAGAGCAATGGTTATTGCTGAGGCTCATGAGCATTATGATTACGAGAAGAAGGGGCAAACTCGTATTCCGATATTTGAAGAAGTTGTTGTAGACGATCCTGAAGCAAAAGACGGCTTTAGAATTGAAAAGCGACCCAAACTTCTTATTCCCGATATGGAAATGGCTGTTCTTGATATGCGCGACGAAGCGACTGAACGTCAGTTCCTACAGACGCTGAAGTCAATGGGTGTGCCTGTCGCCGATAAGCACATGATGGTCGGTGTTCCGTTTGACTTCAAAGAGACTCTTGATCGTCTTGAAAAGGAGATGGTCATGAAGACCGTCGCTCAACAAGAGGCGAAAATGGAGTCCTACAAGATTCTTCAAGCAAAAGGTCTTCCTGTTCCTCCAGAACTCCAAGCGGAGATTTCCGCCATGCAGGGAGGCATGGGAGGGGACATGGGAATGGCCGGAGGCCCCGGTGGAGCGCCGGGAATGCCCTCTATGCCGCCTCCTCCCGGTGGTGGCCCAATCTCTGCTCCTCCACCCCCCGGAGATCTTCTTGGCCCCGGAGGTCTTGGAGAGGCTCCTCCAATGGGAGGACC